AGAATGCTGGAATTTGGTAAAATTTAATACCATTGAAATCTTGACTAACTTCATGGTGTTTATCTCCTGTGAATATGTAGAAGTTGTCATGGAAAGACCATGCTTCTCTAAATTCTATTGGAAATAACGCTGCAAGCTTAGCTGGCTTTAAAGCATCTCCATGATTAAACATCAATGCTGAACCACCATAGCTTACATACTTTCTATACTTAGGGCTCACATCAAATGTAAGTCTGTCTGTATTTCTAAAATAGGTTTGTAACCAAGTAACTAAATGCCACCCTACATACTCATCATGATTACCTGCTACATAGATTACATTCACATTCTCAGCGTATTGTAATAACATTGTAATCATTAACACCTCGTGGTCACATATAAAGCTAAATGAATCTTGATATGTATGAGTGTTTGTTTGAGGAGTTCCTTTAGTTGTAGTTCCTGTGAACTCACTGTTGAATTCATCAGAACCAATAATATATGTAATTTGATCTAAGTTATTTGAAAGCTGTGCTTGATTAGCAATAAGCTCCACCTTGTACATGATAGAAGCTAGTCTATCAGCAATGTTGTTATTACCATCAATATCATATTTGTTCAAATGAGAGTCTTGCTTATTGATAACCAACATAGCAGGAAACTTATGTTCAGAGAACTTAGGACTCATAACTTCCTGACTAACAGGTTGGTATAATGCTAAAAAGTCTACAAAACTATCTTGAAAAACTTGTTCTGTAGACTTCTTACCTAACCATGCTTTGACTTGCCAATGAGGATTGTTTCCATTCCCCCAGAAGTTCTGTACATATTTAGTTATTTCCCATTTCTCTGTGTCTATATGACACTTCTCAATTAGTTCATCTAAGCTCTTAACCTCTTCGCTAAAATTAGCTACTACCTCTCCTGTACCCTTTATAAGATCTTCTGTAAACTTAACCACTCTATCTTCTAAGTCTGCTATGTAGTTTCCTATCTCTGCTTCTTCTTCAGCGTTTTCTTCTTTTCTAATGTCTGCTAACAGACCATCTATCTCCACCTCTGTAATCCCTAGCTTATCAGCATAGTATTTTTTTGATTTCTTCCAATGCAACATCTGTTGAAGTTGCTCTAAAAGACTTTGGTTTTCAGGCATATGTAGGTAAGTTTAGTTAAAATTAGCGTAAAGATAGGAACTATTTTTGACATACCCAAAAATTTACTAACTAATTTAATTATATAGAATAACTTTTTTTGTTAGAGTTAAAACAAAAACCCCCAGCCTAGAAAGGCCAGGGGGATACTCTGTAAACCAACAAACAGAGTTTTTGATATTTTATATTAAGGACATGCTGTTGTAGCAATAATAAATCCACCATTGTCTACTTGGTAGCTATCTGATCCAGCTCCTTGAGAATACCATTGGTTACCACCAACTACAGGAGTCACACCACACTCACCTTCTATCCATAATCTTGTAGGAGCTAAAGCGTTGTCAGTATCAAACAATGTTAAACTTCCTAAATGAGCACATGCAGTAGCATTGTTAGGATATAAGTTTATTTGCTGACATGGTGCTGGTGTAGTTGTTGTTGTTGTAGTTGGAGGAGCTGTAGTAGTAGTTGTTGTTGTACTAGAACTTGTAGTTGTTGTTGTAGTGGTATTAGCAATAAGCATATCAATAGAGTTGGTACAGGTTCCTGTAGAAGTCACTCTAATGATTGTAGCATCATTGGGAACACCTGCTAAGCTGTACCCTGCTAATAATGCTGATTTAGATACCCCTGTAGCTAGTGGAGTAGTGTACCCATCTGAATCTGAATAGATGTTGAAAGGACCTGTATCTACCCCAGCTAGGGTTAATGTTATTAAGACTGTCATATTTTAAATTGATTTTTAGTTGGTTATGGACACTCACTCAATAAAGCACAGAGAGCAGTTTTTAACTGTACACTGTTTCCAATGGCAGTTAAAATTGCTTGGGCTAAGAGTGTTGGGTCTAGTTCAGAGTCTATCTTTTGAAGAGCCACTGTTACGTTATCATTTGTTTCTATACCTGTGTTAGGAAGATTAGCTCCTGTATACTTTACATTGTTTGTACCAATGCAATATCCAGGACCTGCAGTTTGTCCTTCTGGAGTATAGCATGGATTATAAATATTTACCATTTTGTTTTTATTAAGGGATGTACATTATATAATATGCAGCAATTACAGGTTGGATGTTTGAGTGAGCTTCTCCGCTACCTGTATCACTATTTGAAACAGCTACACTAAGAGATACAGCACCAGCTCCACTTGCACTAGTTATGCCAGAGTTGTGTACTTGAGAAGTAGCAGGTCTTATAGCATATCCTAAGTTACCACCATCAGTATTACCATTTGCAGCAACTTCTAATGCTGTTGGACCAGCTCCTCCTGTTCCTGGACCACCTCCTCCCATTATTATGTGAGTGTGGTTTCCTACTGTTCCAGATGCCACTACAGTAGCGTTGTGAGTGTGTAAAGGAAGTTGTGATGTAATCAAAGTTACAGTGTTTGCTCCTGCTGTACCAGATAGTGCGTAGTTTGGATTACCAGCAAAAGCAGGATTAACAGCAGGATCAAGACCAATTCCTACAGGAGGTACGCTAGCAATAGCTCCTACAGCAACACGTCCTCTTTTATCAGGAGTGCCATTTAAGCCATTGCATAGATACACATCATTGAAACCATTTGCTGGAATACCAGCACCTGTTCCATCAAAGTTAGACAATGAACCATAGTATTCATACGCTACAAAAGGAATCATCTTAGCAGACTGTTGAGTTGGACCACCTGCTTGGCTAGCTAGATAAGCTGCAATCAAAGCATCTAAGTCTGCAAGCTTAACATAGTTTGTATCAAGATCTAATGTAAGAGCAGCCAAATCAGCTTCCACTACACAGAGCTTTGTTATAACAGCTTGTAATACAGCATGTGTATCACTAGAGTCTGTTACACCAGTTAGACAGTCTACATCATAATCAGCATTTAATATTGCTAGTGTTCCATCAATTGCATCTATTTGTGTTTGTAACTCACAAGCAGCTCTTACCAATGCTGATAACACCTCTACTAAGTTAGGTGTTCCTACTGGTAAGTATTGCTCTACTAGTTCACAATAATAAGCAGGATTGATAGTTATGTCAATACCTGTTCCATCTAGAAAGGAAACAACTCTATCAATTAATATATTCTCTACAGTGAGCAATGAGTCTCCTGTTGAAATACCCAATGCTTCAGAGCCAATACCTGTATATCTAACACATTGATCAGATACAATCTCTACACAGCCATTATAACAGGCATCACAAGGTCTTATTGTTGTAATGGTAGAAGTGGTACTTGTAGTAGTAGTAGTAGTAGTATCTTCTGGCATTTTATAATTTATTTATGAATTAAAATTTTAACTCTACTAGCTATTCTTTGTACAGAGAAATGGTTGGCATAGTCTGGATTACAATACTTGTATGTAAGTATTCTTTTGTAATTCAACAACTCACCAATTGGACTACACGCAAGGCTATAGTTCATAGAGAATATGATATTGTTATATTGAATCTTGGCTAACTCAGTTAGCTTACAGTCAATATCTTGAAGCAAGACAGGGATGCTTGCACATTCTATACAGTTAGTTAATCTTGGCTGCAACATATTTAATAAATTTTGTAGCTTGTTGGGCAGCAGCATGGCATGCTGAACATAAGCCATTAATCAATTGACATCCACAACCAAATTTAGCTCCACAGTTTCTACAGTTTGCCATATTAATAAAAGTTAACGATGTAATTATTTCCAGAACAACCACAGTTGCTCCTAATAAAATTGTTTAACATATTGTTTGCCTGTATATAAAGCTTGTTAGCAGTGTCTACAGCACAGTTGTTTGCAGCAGCTATTGAACCTGATATCATGAAAGAGATACTAGTCAATGTCACTTTTGATTGTGTTTTGATAGCAAGATCACATTCCATCATATCAAGCTTCATAAAAGCATTATCAAACTTCTCTTGTATAAGCTCAGTACGCATGATGTTCTTTTCTACATTATAAGTAAGAGCAGGTGCCACTGTATACTTTAGATAGTATATGCCATCTGGCAGAGGAATCAATGGTTCACCTACAGCACTAAGTCCTAAAGATGTAGAATTGAATATATTAAAGTCATTTGGAACAAATGGTAAAGATACCACTCCAAAGTTGGGTACTGTTATTTCTATTGTAGGGGAGCTTACAACAGGAGGATCTGTGTCATATGTTGAAGCGTCAGCAACACCCAATGTTAGGGTGTTATAGGTTGGTATTACCAATATATCTAAGACCATGTTATTTAAAATAAAAATGCCAGAGGATTTGAGAATATCCTCTCACCCTCTGGCATAGGTTAATATGATTCTACTTTTATTCTTAAGGAATCAAAGTAGTTGTTGTTGAAGTACTAGGCCATACAGTTGTAGTGGTAGATGTTGTTGTGATACAAGCATTGTCATCAACTACAGTTCCTAAGGCAGCTTCTAATACAGCTTCAATTGCAGAACTTAAGTTCTGAGGAGTAGCAATAATTACAGTGCTATCTTCCATGATGTAATCACCCCATTGGTAAGCTGATTTGTCATACTCGTTAAACTTGATGTAGAAGGTATTGTAGGTAGTACCATCTGTTACCCAACTCTCAAAGTTTTCGTTATAACCAACCATTCTGTACAAATGCTTAAGGTAACCAGCTTGGTAGCTATAGAAATTCTTTTCTAATTGTTGAATTTCTGCAGAAGTTCCAGAAGGATAGCTTGAACGTTGTACAATTACAGGCTCAGCAACAAAGTTACATCTGTCAGCAACAATGAAGTCAGCAGTAGTTGCAGGACCAGAATACACGAATGTGCGGAAGTAAAATCTGTCATACTCCCAAGGGAATGCAGCAACGTCACATGGTTGACCATATACAGTTAGAGGCTTACCAGAGATAACTAATACAGCATCCTGATCATTTCCACGTCTTTGGAATTGGTAGAAAGTGTTGAAAGAAATGTTGTCTGGGTTATCACCAGGAGCTTGTTGTGTCAACTTAATGATAAAGTCATCAATTAAAGCAGGCACATCAACGTCAGTGCAAGGATCACCACCACAGTCACAACAAGGAGCTTGTACAGTTACTGAGCGAGTGAAACCATTGAAGTATAGGGTATCAACGTAAGAAGAATGACCACGTAAAGTTAATGTTACGATGTCACCACATTTAACAGTCCAACCACCAACTTCAGTTACTTGGTTAGACACTGTAGAACATCCTGTAACTTTGTACCATTCTGTTACATTTGATTTACCATTACCTCCAGAGTTTAAAGGTCCAGCAATTTTGTCTGAACGCTTAGAACCCTGTAAATAAGTATTAACTCTACCTTGAGCTACATAGAAATAAGGTGCTCCACCAATGTTACCAGCGTTGGCAACAGTGTAGTCACTCTTAAAGAAACCAACTTGACCAGCTGTTAAATTTTGTGTGGAACCAGAGCTAGGTAGAGTATTTCCTACTGGAACCACAAAGAGCGTGGTTAATGAAAAATCAGCCATTTTGTTTTATTTTAAATTGTAAAGAAAAAATTACTCGTTTGTTTGTATTCTGTATATGGAGCTTTGAACAGCAGATTGGTTCTCTGTGTACATTGCTAGGTTTTGTACTGTAAGGTCTAGTAACTCATCTTCAAGATAGGTTTCTAGTTCACAGTCAGAATTTATAGAGTTTGTTCCATCAAATCTAACGTAACCTACTTTATCTATGTATTGTGGGTAACGCATGTATGAAACATATATTTGCGTTGGTGTAAATGTACCATCTGTAAATATAGAGATCTCATCAGAAGATAAGGAGTTGAACGTTTCTTGATATTCAAATGATGGTCTGTAGTGAGTGTTAGTTAAACAAAATTGCAAATCACCATGACTAGCTAAGTCTCTGTTTATCCATATCTTTCTATCTGTACATACTCCTTTGTCAGCCAATGCATAACTATCTATGTAGAACATATACTTTGGAGTGAGCAAACTAATGTCTGCAGACCATTGATTTAATTCAGCGTTCTTAACAGTTAAGTTAAGAGGTTGATGGTTATATACCATCACCAGATTTTGTAAGTCCTCATAGCGTTTTTTAAACGAATCTAGACCTTTTCCTGATACAGTACTAAAACCATCAACCTTTTGTTTTATAAGTTTTATCTGAGCTTCATTCAATGCTAGAATTTTATCTTCTAGATTGATTTGCTGATGTTCATTCGTTGATAGTTTATTTAGTTTCTGATCAATTTTGTATAATAAACTATCTACAGGGATCATATTGAAGCTATTTTTTTACCTTTTAATTTACCTTCTAAAATTAACAACTGATCTTGATTATCATCATCTGCTAAGAATTTCACTAATTCATCTTCATCCTTAGCTATTTCAAACTCACCTTCATAAACTTTACCATTAGGTTTTAGTCTGTAAACTGAGTGAGCCACTGCTTGTTTAACCAAGTCTTTAATATGGAGTAAGTTTTCCTTCATGTCTGCAAATCTGTTAAACACCTCAATTGGATTTAACCCTTGATATTTGCCATTCTTGAATTCTGTTTGTTTTAATAGGTTATCAACCTGATTGTATACAGCTTCTTCTTTAGAATCATCTGATACTGGGAGACCAAGTAGACGAGCCACTTTCTTCTTCTTTTCAGGAGTCATATCATCAAACTTGATGATTGCTTTATTAATAAGTTGTTTCTTCTTGAAGATCACCTTATTTTCGATCTCATCATCAGCAACATAGTATTGAATATCTGCTGGATATTCACCACGCTCCCAAGCTTGATAGCTAGAAGCAATTGTTGGATGTACTCTTAACCAGGCAAAAGCTAACTCTTGCATTGGTACACCTAAGTCAAAGTAGTTGTCACCATCTGATAACTTAACTGGTTGAACGTGCATAGCATCATCAACAGAGGTTGATAAGCCATAGTTCCAAAACTGAGCACGAGGATTTAAATCAACGCTCAAAGCATCTTCAAGCTTTTGTTTTAATTCTGTTACTCTTTCAATCTCCATCTCTCTTTCTAGAGGATCTGAGATTCTTCTGATGTAAGCAGCTTTAGGATCTAATCCAGTTCTGTACTGACCATCTAACTCTTTGTAAGGATATTTAAAGACTCCTGTACCAGGAATCCTAGTGTACCCTTTCTGTGCAAGTCCACCTTGCATTGTCTGCAATTGAGAGTTATTGTACTCTTTCTTAATAGTAGAGATTTTTCCTATCTTACCCATATGTAGTTGTTTTTATTTGGTTTATTTGCAGATGGGTCCCATCGAAGGGAATGCAATTAACAACTTAGTTAATCCATCCATCTGTGTGAGAAGACTCCCCCACTGGGAGGAGTGGGGGGGAATTCTTCTCTGTATAGTAATTCTAACCCTAAGATTAGAATTGTGGTATTTCTTCGATTAACACAGTACGTGATAAATCTTCGATGAACACATCACAACGATCTTTCATCCATAATTCATAACCAGGGAATTTGTTCGCAGAACTCATACCTTGAGACTTAGCAAAGCCTAAGTGGTGACGAGTACCATCGATATAACCCCAAGTCATTGAAGGAGCACCCTTCATACGTACTTCACGAATGTTATTGATCATAGAACCATCAGACATTGGAGATACATCGAACACCATGAATACTGGAGTTGATTTCTTGTTTTGTCCAAATTCTAAGTTTGTTTGAGGAAGGTCTAATTCTTTTAAGTGAATTAGTTCAACACGACCTGTTTCACGTGTAACCATTGCATCGAATGCAAAGTTGTAAGTGATGTGTTGACCTTCTCCTTGTAAATAACGATTACCAGAATCAGCCATGAAAGTAAGACCTGAATTTAAAGCATCATTCTTAAGAGCTTGTTGGAATACGTCAAAGCCAGCTTCATTAGTGTACATTTTAACACGTCTGTCTTTAACATCCACACGTCTGTAGAATAAGTCACCAAATACAGCACGAATCAAGTTTGCAGTGAACTCACCACGATTGTATTGTACTAAGTTACCATTGTTACGCATTCTGTGATATACACCAGCAGAAGTACGCTTTAATTCTTGCTTAGAACCATTAGTCTTCACAGTACCAGGACGAGCCCAGATCATACGCTTAACTTTTAATTCTAACATAGACTTACGCATCCAGAACTCAATAAATGGTTCCCATTTAACATCATTACGAGTTAAAGGTAATTGGTTACGTCTTTGTGGAGCATATACTAAGATATCCAATGGATTACCTTTAGTATCTCTCATCATTTTGTCATCAGCCCATTCTGTGATCTTGTGCTCATAACCATATGCAGAACCTAAAGATTCAAACATTGTGATTTGCTCACCTAAACGAGGAAGGCCTAATAAGTCTTGGTCAAACTCACCAATAGCAGCATCAACCAATTCAAGTTCGATACCTGTACTTAAGAAAGTAGAGCTTACGAAATCTACAGTTGGGTTGTCACTTACTAGAGTGAAAGTGTATAAGAAACCAACGTTCCAAGGAACTGGATCTTTTACAACATAGAAACGTGGACCATATTGACGAGTACCTACAGATACAATTGCGTTCTTAGAGAACTCATTGGTATCAATGATTAGTTGAAACTCTTGTCCATCAATACCAGGCTTGTTTAATTCCTGTGTAGAAGTTGGAACATCAATAATTTTTGGGAACTTGTAAGGAACTTGCACTTGCCATTTCCAAGCATCACTGTTATTATCAATATAGTAAGGAGTGCTCTTGTTAATCATATCCAAGAAATCATTACTGTAAAGAGAACTCTGAGTATACAGGCTTATGATCTTTTTATCATAATCAGCAGGCTCAGTTGAGTGAAAGCTTTCCAAGTGGTTCGCATCAGTCAATTTACCTACTGCACGCTTGTCCATAGAAGCTACTCTAGCATAGGTAAAACCAGTTAAACCTGGGATTGTTTGAATTGCCATTTGTTATTCTTTTTAATTTTTGTTATATAAAATTGTTATTGAAACCAAGAAGTTTGTTTAGTTGCTGGTTTAGATTTCACTGAACTCTTCTGGGCTTGTCTGGCAACCTCACCAAATAATTCATTTGACTTTTTGGTAATACCTGTCTTTTGAATAGTAGATAATGTAGGATCTTTCTCCATTATCTTCATGATCAACGCAAGCTTTACTTTTGTTGCATGATTCTCAGGACGCTTCAGCTCCAGAATAGTCTTATCAAAGTCTGTGAGAGTCTCACCTGAATTTGTTTTGTACTTGTCTGTTACTAGGAAATCTTGTAGTTCACCAGCTAGTTTTGGATTAATTGGTATGCCATCAAATTCTTTAGCTTTGAGCTTATCTTGTAAAACTTGGTTTACATTCTGATAGTACTGCTGTTTGATAGCCTGTTGCTGTTGTAATTGAGATTCTTTTTCTTTCTCCATTTGTTGGAGCTTTGCAGATTCTTTCTTTACTAATACTTTGTGGTGCTTGGTAGCAACGTTCTCAAGGTCACCATAATTTTTAAGTCTTTCAACTTCTGTATCTACATCTTCTTTATCAAAGCCTTGATCTGTAAGTGCTTGTCTGATAACAGCAACTTGGTTATTCTCTTGGCTAAGATCCATCTCTGTGAAAGATTGGATTTGATTGTAGGCACCAAAGTATTCTTTAGGATCTACACCTTTTACAAATATGGCATCGAATGCTTGTTGATAATCTTCTCCAAACTGACCAATGAAGTTGTTTACAATTTCAATAGCTCCTTTCTTCTTCTCTGCTTGGAACTTTTCCAAGAAAGCTTCTGGGGTTTCTATTGGTGCATCTTCTTCCTCATCATCATCTTTAGAGAAAACACCTAGTTTGAAAAGGTCTTTTGATAAAGCAGTGAATTGGTTTGCACCTTCTTCTTCACCTTCTGCATCACTATCTTCTTGATTATCAGCATCTTGTGCAACAGTCTTTTTAGCTGGTGCTGGTGCTGGTTCATCTTCCTCACCTTCTTCTTCATCTTCTCCATATAAGAAGTCTTGAATTCCTTTAACAGGTTCATCTTTCTTATCTTCTTCTGGAGCAGGCTCTGAAGCAGCTGGTTGTTTAGAAGTAGTTTTCTTAACTGGAGTGGGAGCAGGATCATCTTTAATATCCTGAATATCATCAGGATTAGATGTTGCACTGTCAGGGCTCAATAAGTCATTTAATAACTCTTGACTTCCCATTCCCATGTCCATAGTATCTTGAATACTAAAGTTACCCATTTGGGGCATATCTAGATTTTCAGCCATATGTAGTTGTATTTATTTGGTTTTCAAGGTGTAAAAGTATATTAAGTTAATGTAATAGCAAAGACACAAGGCTCTATATGGGCTATTATTCAGTATAATATAGCATTAACTTTTTTTACTCTAATCTAATTTGTTAGTAAAATTGTCATTTATTAGTCTAAAGCTTCTTATTGGGGCAAGATCTGTAAGTGTAACTTGTTGAACCTCAACACCCCACTTCCTTGCTTCTACCCTAACTTTCTTGCTAAGAGTGTTGTCAAGCTCTGTATCTGTACACTCTTCTAAGGTCATAGACATGATGACGTTTTTAATTATGCTTTGAGACATGTCTGACAAAGCGTCTTGGGCATCATACACTTCTAGTAGAAATGTTTTGACATCTGCTATCTTATATTTAATAAGTCCCTTCACCACAATGTTCTGTCTGTCTTTAGTATACAAAGATTGTGCATCTAAGCTAAGAGTTGTCACAACGACATGTTGATCTATCACCTCATCAAAGAAAGGGAGTTTTAAATGTATCCCTGGTTTGAGCACTGAATGAAATCTACCAAACCTGAGTAACACAGCCTCTTCATAATCTCTGATTATAATAAAAGGTATTATCTGGTGCCACCATTGTGATAAGATTTCAATCAGTTTATCAAACATAATTATTTAGTTTTTTTAGCTCTTCCTTTGGCATTCTCTTTGGCAATAGCCAGATCATTTGCTTGGTTCTCTCTGCTTACTTTAATCTTCTCTTTTTCTACATTAAGCTTTTCCATTGCTAGAGAATGTTTGTTTTGAATATCAGACAGCTTGGTTTGATAATCTCTCTGAGCTCTGGTTTGTTCTAAAGCTAACTTGCTGATTTCCAACACATCAGGAGTTCCTGATTCATCAACGTCTGATAATGGACCACTTTTAGATTCTGCTGCAATGAGTGCAATCTCCTTCTTATTGATCCTATCCATCTCAGCATTGTAGTTTTCATTGGCAATCTTTTCTGCTTGTTGTTGCATTTGCAATTGTAACTGAGCTTGACCAAGTTGTTGTTGTTGTTCAAGTTCTTGTTGCTTCTGTTGTAATTGCTGATTTTGAATTTCTTCTTGTCTTTCTTTAAGAGTCTTAAATACCTTCTTCATCTGTCTAAGTGAATTGGTGCTGTAAAGCTCAATTACATCATGTAACGATCCACCATTTTGAATAACAGCTTGAGACAATCCTCTAATCTCGTTGAATGCTTCTCTATCTTCAGGTCTGTTAGTTAAGTAAACTTTTAAATCTCTGAATCTTAAGTCTGTACCATTTACAGATACAAATGCAGATTCACCCTGATTTGTAATATAAGATATAGTTGATTGTGGCTTCTTAGCTTCTATATACAAAGCTGCATCAATGATAGCTTGGTAAAGTTGACCCATAATATATTCATGTGCTACAAACAAAGGTTCTGTCTGAGCATAAGATTGTGTGATGGCTGCACTGGTACCTGTGGCTGATTCACTAGCTTGTATAGAACCAAGTCTTTGTCTTGACATACCTATTAGTTCCCAACACTCGTTCTTTATCTGTTGTGCTAGAGTATATCTTGCTTGGATCTCCTGCGTACGTGTGAGGTCTAAGCTGGTATATTGGTTGAAGCTAGAAGGACTCTTCAAGTTCTCTGGGCTGTCATCCACAAATACTACACCTCTATTACGTGCTTCCATTTCCCATACATCTAGAGCATCTTGTGCATCTCCATCTTTAGGAATAGGAATGTGTCTGATAGACATCAACTGAACCTTACCTACTTCTTTCTCAAGGAGTTTATACAACTGGTTCATACAAACGTTGTATATCACCTGGAAAGGTTTCATCATGTCCACTAAGCTCTTAGCTTCTGTATTCTTCACCTCAAAGGTTTGACCAATGATAGGACAGTAAGGTAATAACTTATATGGTTTAATATGATAGATGTCTGGTCCAATCTTAATACCTTGGTACCATTGGTTAATCCAACCCCATTCTAGAGAAACTTCTGTAGGAATTGTCTTACTCTTATAGTTTTCATCAACAAGCATAGATTGCTCGTTGTCCATTTCATCTGTATAGATTAGTTTACCAATCTTCTTCTTAGAGATCCAATAGGCTCTAACAACAACATACTTATAACCAAATGAGCTTACGTTAGATGTAAGTCCTAAGAAGTCTTGAAGTCCATCATTGTTCTCTTTCATCTCTGATTCAATGATCATTCTAGTTTGTAGAACAAGAGGATCAAACGTATCATATTGAATAGAGTCATTACCAGGAATAGCATTAGGATTACCAAGGTTTGATTCACGTACGTTGATCAAGCCATAGTCTTGTAAAGAACTACGCAAGTGATCAATTTCTTCTTTAGTCAGGTCAGGGATAGCTTCAATGATTTCAGAGAGTTCCATAACTTGTACAATACCAGCAGCATATGCTCCTTGTGCACGACCTGTAGGATCTGAAATCCATTTTCTATCTGGTGTAGTTAAGAACCAAGTGTTCTTAGGGTTGGCCACCTCAATGTTAAATCCAAGCTTTGAGTTGTCTTCATATATATGGAAGAACTCTCTGGCAGAGATTAGTAAGTCTCTGAATGAATCTTCTCCTTTCTCTTTTAAATTAAACTCAACCTTCTGAGATGTAAGAATGTGGTTTGCCCACTTCTCTGCTGTAGATGTGTAAGAATCTAATTCATCCTTCACCTCATCAAGAGTCATCTGAGTTAGTTCTTCATCTTCAATCTCTTGACCTTCAGCCATAGCCTTTTGCTGTATCTTCATTTTAGCTTGACTGACAATGTAGTTATTTAACATTTCAGTTTTAAACTCTAGCTCTTCAGCTTTACTATCATCATCAAATGCTTTGACACGAAATGCGTCAGGTCTTTTAGAAATCTCTCCTACTAGTTCATTGATAGGAGTGGTCATTATAGAATAGTGTTTTACATAGGCAGGAAGCTCAAGATCTGCTGTGAGCACATCTGTAAAGCTTCTGACTTCTGGTTCAACATAAAAGTCTTCTCTTCTTAAAATACCTTTAATAAGGTCATAGTTCTTTACAAATGTATCTCTGCTCTTAACATACTCAGCATAAGCTTTGTTTGCAAAGTAGTCCATTGTGTTCTTCACCCAACTCTCATCCTGCTTCTCCTTATCAGTTTTGAACTGATCTGGAAATATGTTTAAATAGGCATACCTTATGGTAGCGTCTTTCGTATATCTTATAATTGCCATTATGAAAACAATTTATTGCGTTTATATTTATTTTTTGATCTTCCAAACATATCATTTCTAGCATCAGTGAAAAGCACATTGCCTCTCTTCTTCTTGAACATTGACGCTACCCTTTCATCTGATGTACCACCTATCTTACCCATAATTGGATCCATCTTTAAAGCCTGTGCTATTGCAAGTTCAGCAGCTACAATTCTATCAAAGTTACCTTGGTCATTGTACTGAATAATTTCTTCTAGTAACACAGGATCAAATATCTTACTCACACCCAACACCTCTCTTATCACTTCACCAGCTTCATTCTTCTCTTTGAATATGGCATTCTCCATATACTTTTTAAGACATGTATGTAGATAGTCAATAATCTTCTCTGATGAACGATGAATACCATAATCTCTTTTTACAGTGGTGTTTGGTACAATCTCTTTCAACCATTCAGGTTGTTTCTCTAGATAATGAGCATCTCCTTTAGCTTTCATATATTCAATAAAGGATATATCATCATTCTCACACAAGGTTCTAGCGTTGTAATACTTGATAAGAAGTCTAGCTTGTTCTTCCCAAGTTTCTTTCTTATCAGGTCTTGCACAATACGAAGCTACGAACATATCCTGATATTTCTCACCAGTAATTTCATGCATCCTCTTATATATGTATACAGACCCCAGTGAACTTGAATAAGCAGATTTACCTTGTCTGTATGGATCGACCCCAGCTACGTACAACCCATAAGGAGGATTGTCTATTGGGAATTCATATATTACGACAGGTGCGTTCTTTTGATCACTATTCTTTAGAGGAAAGTTAGATATAGGAAGTGCATCTGTAAACTCATGCTTGATTGTTCCCTCATCATTAAACAATACAACAGGTGTACCTGTTCTTTCTTGTTGTAATAATCTACTCTTTTGCCTCTTAGCTATCTCAATATCAAAGATGTTTGTATCCTCATTTAAAAAGATGTCATCCACTTCCATTGGATAGTACATCTTTTCTTTTAAATAGGCTATCCTATCTCCAGCTTTCTTAAGTCTGGTCAAGTTATCATTGGTTATTTGAAGAGCTTTTTCTTCATTGCTGACAAGCATCTTCACCTGATATAGGTCTGAACTTAATGGTTGATTTAAGTATTCTCCTAGTGTGGAGTCTTCCTTAGCTTCCATTCTATACTTAGCTGGGATGAACAAACCATGAATGCGTTTATCATCTTTCTCATTATTATATGTAAGGAAGTTAAAGTTGTCTACGTCAAACATCAGACTCTTGGCATCCATGAATTTCTTCATGTCACCACCTGTACCTGTAAGGATGGGGCTACATCCCCAACCAAATGGTGTGGTAAAACCTGGAATTGCAGCTTGCAATCCACGTAAGAAGTTACCTTTACCTATTTCATCAATGATAAGCTTTCTAGGTTTTGTACCTGCGATAGCTTCCTCATTGTTACCTTCATCAAGGTTACGTATTAGAATGGAAGAGAATGGGATACGTTCTCCACCTTTGGTTTTTATACCTAGTGTAACCTGGTTTTTCCAGTTATCCTCAATTCTCTGCCATCTCCAATACTCAGGAATGAAATTCAATCCTTTGTCAATCTTATCAGTAATCAGTTTAATATCTGGGGCATTTAAGCCTGCAATGATATTCTGACTGTTTTCATCAAAGGTAGCACCCCATGCAATATAGGATGCTTCAAGAACAGACTTGGCAAAACGTCTAATACCTAGAATGACTAAGCCCTTTCTATCTTTCTGGGCCCTGTCAATTTCGCTTGTCACAAGCCATTCATTATCTCTCAATAGGGGATTGGCATATTTCTGTGCAATCCTCCCATAACTATCAATTACGTCAACTTCTGTATGCCAGATGTTCAAGTGCCAATAAAGAAAGGGGTTAATATAAACCCCATCCATCATTGCACCATTTAAACAAAGATCCTTATGAAAATCATGAAAGGGTTTGCACTCTTCACTATTTCTATCAGGGATTCTTTTCTGGTTAATGAACCAATCCTTATAATCTATAGTTTGTATGTTCATCGTCTATTTTTAAGGAACTCTTCAGCTGATCCAGATAACTCACCCTTACCTCTAATCTCCACTTTAGCTTCTTCAGCACTCCTTAATTTATCTACCACCTCTACTAAGGCTAAGTAGTTTTTCATTGTTTCTTGTACAAACTTACCTTGTGCTTCAATAGAGGCTATGACCATAGGTAACATGCCACCTTTAGCTGTAGGTTTCCACTCAATCCTGTCTTTCAGTTCATGTAGTGGGTTTGCATCTACGTATTGTTTCCATGAAACAAGCTGTGTCTCAGCCCATTCAAGCTCTGTATTTATATATGTAGTTTTCTTAATAGCTGCCATCTTCTTCCTCCTCTTCTTTTAGAATGTTATCAAGATCCATACCTTCTTTGATAATTCTGTCTAGTTCAGACTCATCTGTATGGGGGACATCCATCTCTATTTCAGACTTATATTTGCTGAGAGCAAATGCAAGTTCTTTATCTGTTATGCCCCAAATGTCACCATATCCATCAAGAGCTGTGGCTAAATGTCTTCCAATGTTGTATGTAGGAAAACTTTTATTTAGTTCTTGTAGAATAGTAATGACTTCTATATATGGAGTCTTTTTACTCATATCAGTTGGTTTAAATCCTCGTCTGTTAGTTTTTGTTCTTTTATCTGTAAGTCTAATGTCTCCTCAAATTTCTCAATAGTCTTTGCTCCTTCTTCTGTCATGTAGTCTTTTGTAAAGACAATGGCCATCTTGTCAAAGTCTTTACCAGGCACACCTGATATATCAATATAGTCTACCCCCTGGTTGTACAGGTCAACAAGCGTATCAATTAGCTTGTCTAAAGGTATCTTCTCTATTTTCACCTCTCTATTTTCCATAGACTTCTTTTTTAAGTGCCTCCTCTTCTTCCCTGTCAGACATTACAGCCTTCCATTTTTCAAGAGGACACTGGCAAGATAAGCATTTTGTTTTAGCAGCTAACGTACAGCCACAGTCTGTGCAATGTACGTCAGGTCTGATGGTTTTATGTTTTGTAGATATCAAAGCACAGTCTTCACATATGGCCATTCTTTCCTCACTAACTTCCTTGATGTACTTTCTCATCTCCTTAGCAGGGAACAGATTGTTCTTCCATCCCTCATATATTTGGGAAAAGCTAATCTTCATATGTAACTTTACTATTAAGCAGTTTAATTAATGCTTCTGTCTTTTCTAGTGTCACCTTAGATGCGTGCTTCTTTTGCTCTGTTGTATTTGGGTCAGCCAGGAAGCGTTCCATTGCTAGCTTTTTGCCAAGTAAAAATGTTATCTTCTTTTTGGCCTTCTTCTCATTGAAGTAAAACTTCCCAAACCCAGAAATCTCAAGACTATTATTTAGGTCCATTGCCTCGTTGGCAGATTGAAACTGATGATTTACAATAGTTTCAATCACCTTTTCAGAGACCATTATCTTCACTGCTAAGGTTCTGATAAGGTAGTCTTTGACAGACATACTTATTGGCTTATCCATGCAGCATACTTATTTGTAATACAATATCCTTGTCAAAGTTTAATAGTATGACAGGGTTCACCTTCACCTTTGTCCCATCCTTTACAAAAACCCCCATTTTCTTTAGCTTGGAAATGATGTTATTAATAGCTGGGGGTGTGCTGTCGTATCTTTCACAAAACTCCTTCCTTATATTAGCATAACTTATATTCCCCTTTATAGCTGTAAAAGCTATTAGCTGCACTTCCCTGTTTGTAAGCTTCAGATTGTTTACAGCTGACAACAGCCTGTAATACTTCTCAGCTAGAGCATAGTTGTCTAACCCTGAAGTTTTCAGTCGCTGTACAATTGGTTGTGTTGGGTTGGTTTCCATAATTAGTTGACACACAAAGGTATGTATATCTTTACGATCTACAAATAACTATTTTAGTTATAAGGAAAGTTAATGCTATATTATGCATCAAATCTTCTGAATACAGCTATAAAGCAAAACAAAAGGAGCCCTATTCTGAGCTCCTGTTCAAGACCACCTTCTGTAAGGGTGTAGTTTCTATTAGACACACCTAGCTCAAAGTTATTAAAGTCTGTAGGCATAAGTTCTACACCTATCTCCCATTCATCGAAATAGTAGAATCCCCATCCTATTACACCTACTATCATCAGTATCAGCGTAGCAACCAGTATTTGTACTATCATATCCAAGCTTCTTTGTCGAGGGTAGAGTTTATTCCCCACCCTCCACCCTCAAAGGTAATGGTAATTAATATTACCCACCAAATTTATTTTTATATGCCCATAAGTATAATGTGTCATAAAAGGGACATATTATATGTATATGGGTATAATATGACACATTATGTAAAGCAATAGCTTTACAATATGTAAAATAAGTAAAGGGATAACTTGACTTTTGGCAGAATATAGCTGTGTTATAACTTGCCAAATCAGGAAGTAAAACACAGCCAAACTAGGAAGTCTGCATGAAACTTTGGAAAAATTCATGCAATCTATCTTTTGCTTTGATCATATACACAATTTTCTATATGCTCCTGTTCTTATCAACCCATCCCCCCTAGCACCCAAAATTTTCTACTAGCCCCCATTTCTATTGTATCTGAGGGAGGGGAGGGTACTTCCCATTCAGACCCTCCCTATCATCAGCGATGTGGGGGTATCCCCCCTACGTTGCATAATCAATTAACGAAAAACGTGCAGGTCACAAGCACATTAAAAAACCACAATCACTATGGCAACAATCAGCCAAACAAAAAAGGCAGTTAAAACTGCAAAGTTATTCTCTAT